ATGAAAGGAAGATACTTTTTGATAATCTTCGTTTTTACACCATCATCCTTTAAAAGGGAGTAGGCAAAATCGTGATAGACGATTTCTTGTTTTTTGTCTGCTAAGTATTCAATTGTTGTTTGGAGATTAGATTTAAATTCGTCTAACTTTTCATGTTCAGTATTTCGGTTTGCAAGGTTGTCGGTAATTCTTTGAATTTCCGATTCCAGATCTCGGATTTGTCGTTGATTTCCACTAACCCGAGTATTGTTTTGAGAAATACCATGCGTTAAGTTTGTGATCTCCTTCGATAGGTCATTGAATTGACGTTCTCGTTGTTGTTCAAACTGAATGGTCGATTCCAACTCGTCGAAACCTTCCTTTAGTTCCTTTGCTGTATTTTGAACGTCTTCAATTTTATTTAACCGGAAGGATTCTTCGATGTCCTGAGTACAGGTAGGGCATACCGTATTCTCCATAAAGAACTTGTGTTCTTTCGTAACGGAAGATACTCTTGCCGACAATTTACCCCGAAGTGTGTTTAGTTTCGATAACTTTTGTCTAGCACCTGCAACTTCTTCTTGCTGCTTTGTAGTGTTTTCTAAATCTTCTTGAAGTTTAATGTTATCTTGGAGGTATTGATCAACCTCACTCATAAGTTTTGTAATTTTCTTTTTATTTCCGTCAATATTCTGCTTACCACGATTCTCCAACTCATCGATGAAGTTTTGTTGCATCTTCATCTTATCTTTGAGAGTTTCTTTTTTCAGGTCCATCGATTTCACCTGCTCTTTCTGAGTTCTCAACTTATCTTTGAGAAGATTATTCATCAAAGAGAAGATACGAATATCCAACAAATCTTCAATAACTTCACGTCGATTAGCACAAGTCAACTGCATAAACGGCACAAAGGTGCTGCTACCCAGAATCACGATCTGAGTGAATGACTTGTAATTTACTTTAAGGATATTATCTTCCAGAACACGCTGCATAGCACGGTCATCTGCTTCACGATGAAGTTCAGTGCCATTTACAATAATATCAAATACATTAGGTTTGATACCACGTCTTACAGTGTATTGGCGAGTATTGATTTCAAACTCAATCTCAACCAGACAATCACGCTCATTACTGGTGTTTACCAGTTGAGGTTTATTGATCTTACGAAAAGGTTTATTAAACAAAACAAAGGTGAGAGCATCCAGCATCGTGGACTTGCCCGCACCATTCGTTCCAATAATTAAGTTTGTATTATTTTGCTGAAAGTCAATCTCCGTAAATTGATTACCAGTAGAAAGAAAGTTTTTCCACCTAATCTTCTGGAAGGTTATCATCTAGTCTTGGAGGGATTACAATATCGTTTGGTGTCACCACCGCATACTTGTAATTATACCTCTTACAGGTCATAATTGCAAGTGCATCATCAACTTCCACAACGTCCATCTCTGCCTCTTCTTCATCCTCTAACTGCATTGCATAACGCTCTGCATCATCTTCCTCCTCAAAAAGAAAGAGGACTTTTTCACCGTAACGATTTTGAACGGCGTAAGCACCATCCTCTTTATTATCTCTAAGAGTTAGAAGAAACATTATTCTACCTCGCAAGCTTGTGAATAGACTTTTTGAAGTATTCCCTTAATAATTGTTTTATCGCAATCAAATTCTGCTTCATCAATATAACGATTCAGGATAGAGATTGTATTTTCACTTTCTTCAACTTCAAACTCTTCATTCTCTTGAATAGAAAAGTTTTCAACAATCTTCAAATCTTGAATGCCACAGGAATATAATTTATCTATAAACTTTTCAAACTTCTTAGGATCGCTTTTCTTCCTGACAATAACCTTGACAATCTTGCCAATATAGTCACGAGTGTCGAATGTTTGATATGGCGTATCTTCATAATAAACGTTATAGAAGAGTTTGTATGGGTTATCAATCTGTTCGATTTCAAGAGTATCGGTATCGAAAATTGTAAACCCACGAGGGTCGTTCACATCATTCCAGAACATCTCATATGGATTTCCTAGGTAGAAGATTCGTCCGTCGTTTGATCGTGTATGGTAATGACCCGAAAAGACCTTGTTGAACTTGTCAAATAGTTCGCCATCCATACCTTCTTCCATGACGTGTCCGCGATGCGCTCTAAATCCGTTGAGCTCAAGGTGCCCCATCGCGCATACGCTAGTTGAAACTTTAATAGATTCGATACTACTTTCAAGATTTTCTGCATTGATCCAAGGGATAAACAAAACTTGTAGACTATCTAGCACAACTTCTGTGCATTCTGAATATACTTCAACATTCTTATATTGTTTAAGCAACAAATCTACAGAATTAATTGCGTTGGTATCTTTGTAGTATGCAGTGTGATTACCAACGATGGTGTGAACTTTCACACCCATTGATTCTAGTCGATCATAATAATTTTCTTTTGCCCACTCCAATGACCACAGATCAATACTCCGACGATTGTCAAAAGTATCTCCCATATCCACAATAGTGGTAATATTATGCTCCTTCAAATATGGAAAGAATACATCATCATAAAACTTTTTGAAGTACTCGTGAAGGAACTTGGAACCCTTACGAGCGCCAAAGTGTTGATCTGTAATAATGGCAATCTTCATTGACGATTAGTCTTGTAAGCGATATTATCCTTGATACTATTATAGTCTGAACTGCTGCTAGAAAGCAAGCTGTCATCAACCATCATAACTTCATCGTAACCAGTGCGTTCGATGATCTTGGTTTTAATTTCCAGTTGCTTCTTCTCTTTCTGAATTCGACGTAGAAAGGCGTAGTGGATAATCTGCGTAAAGTAAGCAAATGGATTCTTAGATTTCTCTGGATCAAAGTTGTGAATATACTGAACACAATTTTCAATACCGTCAGAGATCATATCGTCCCTGAACATATAATTCACAAAGTTCGGTTTGTAGGACAAGTGCGTTGCAATCTTCAAAAAGCACTCACCCAAGTAATTAGTAATCTGTGGTTTACCTGGCCAATGTTGAGATCTATCTGCCTTGGTAGGTTCTCTACCGTTGATCTCCATAAAACTTGCTTCTACCTTCGCACGATAGACAATCAGTGCTTCAAGTAACTCCTTGTTGTTAACATAATGTTCTGATTTCTTTTTAGACATAACATTGTAGTTTTAGATAAACTTTCATTATGTACATTATAGCATACTATCAGGGCTTGACAATATACCTAATCATAAGTAGACTCTGTTTGTTGGGTTTGAAGAGAAGGGCTTAGCTTTCTTTATTATCTTTAAGTTTATAGAGATCTTCTAGCATCTTTCTAGCATCATCTACGGTAGAGACATATCCCATCTTATCTGAGATCTTAGTTCTACCATCTTCTTCCCAGTCAGTATCATCATCATTAAGATATCTATTGTAGAACTCAATGACTTTCTCTTCATTGACTTCTGTCATAGTAACGATCTTATCGTATTTAATTACATAGAAATCATCGGTAGGGATTTCCATCCAAGGTCTTACTTTGACATATTGACCAGCATGACTTTTTACAACTTTCATAATCACTGGGTTCATCAGTAGAATAATAGGGTCGCCATCATTCTCATCAACACAAACGAGTGCAAATATTTCTTCTCCTGTAACCAGTTTTATTACTGCATGAAATTCTTCGCCCATTTAATTCTTTAGCGGAATGTTTACAATATCGTAATTGAAATTCTCTTCGTTATAAACTTTGATTCTTTCAATTAGATGATTAAGTGTATAGTTTCTCCTGGATTTGTAGGATATGTCGTCAGCAATGTCATAGAGAGTTGCCTTTGTTTTGTTATTGCCTTTCCTGAGCACGCGACCAATAGATTGGAGATTCCGTATTCTAGATTTGGATGGAGAAGCAAAAATAACATTATGGAGGTTTTTGATGTTAATACCAGTACTAAACGTTCCATATGAAGCGACGATAATCGCGTTGTCTTCTTTCTCCGTAATCTCCCTTACTAATTCTCTATCTTCTGTTGCTACACCACCGTGAACGAAGAAAACGTGTCTTTCTTCTACACTACCGTTATTTATTAAATCGAATAATGGTTGACCATGACCTTCAACTCTTGAAAAGAGTATGAGTGTATTACCTTTCAAGTCAAGTGCAAGATTTCTGATAAATCTGTTACGTTTTTCATGATTTATGATATACTGGACTTCCTCTTCAAAGTTTTCAAACTTATGTGAGGGATGTTTCAATAGAAGAACATTAATATCAAGTTTAGCAACGTGTCCCTTCTTCATCAGTTCTTCTGTCCTGATGATCTTATATGATGGACCAAATAATCCTTCTAGAACCCACTTATGAGTTTGAGTTCCATCAAGCGTTCCAGTAAATCCGTAACGGAATTTTGCATCCGCAAGTTTTGACATTATAGATATTAAAGACTTACTTTTGAACTGGTGTGCCTCATCCCCAACCACTACGTTAAAGCGTTCAAAATACTTTCGGGGGAGTTTATAGATGGACTGCCAGGTAGTGATGATAACTTGGGAATTTGTTTCCCTTTCTCTACCAGCGTATATCTTGTGGCAATATGAACCTACGTCCCAGCCATAATCTTCAAAATCTTTATACATCTGTTCTACTAGGGAAGTCGTCGGAACGACTATCAGAGTATTTTGTCCGCGCTCAACATGATATCTCACAAGAGAGTATATCATCAGAGACTTTCCAGAAGCAGTTGGGGATATCAACAACCTTCTATTATGCCTTAGCGCGTCGTATACCCCTTCAATTTGGTAATCCCTGGGGGCATACTTGCTAACAGATGTCATATAATCTTTTACACCTTCCTTTGAAATCATATCATTGACTTCAAAAGGAAGACCATAGAACTTGTTCTCCACGAACTCATAAGAGTATTCGTGGTCCTTACAGAACTGTATAACCTTGTCTAACAACCCGACGTATATCTCTCCTGTCTGGGTGTTGAATAAGCGTATTTTTCCGTCCCAATACTTGTTACGGTATTGGGGCATAAACTTTGCACCAGGTACATCAAATGTGAACTGGTCTGCTAACTCGTAATAAACGTGTGGGTCTGCCTTAACTTGTAAATATACTTCGTTCTTTTTAGAAATAATCAAATGAGACATAATCCATAAGATTCACCTATGGATATTTATTCCTCCATATTATACTTCCATTCTAAAATGATTCTGTATAAAAAGTTTTTCAGATAATCAAGTCGTGCTTGTTCGTCTGGATGACCACCTGGCCATTTATCATAATGAACTGCAACAGATTTATAAAGAAGTCGCAAGTCTTCTATTCCAAACTGAAGTTCTATGTATGAAAGATTTTCATCAAAATCTTCATCTTGATAATTCCATTCTTCGTCGTTCATTAGAATCCTGCTTGGAACTTTTGCCACTCAATAGCATTCTTGATCTGAAAGGTCCTGTTTGCTACTGTCTTGATGATTTCTTCTAAAAATTTGAGAGTCGCATCATAATAGCGAATCTTCATATCAATAGTATTTAACCTCTCATCTGCCTCTATATGCCTCTGTATGGCGTCTTTCTCTCTAACTTTATATGGAAAGGGTTCTTTTTCATACACCTCAGGATCCGCCTTACCGGTGTAGTAGTTGTATCTTTCTAACTTTACTTTGTTATATTGTTGTCTTGCTCTTTCTCGCAACAAAGTAATAGTATTATACAGAGTGTAATACTTTGAGTGTAATTGGGGAATCTTCAATGATTCATCATGTAGATTATCAGGATCTATGACAGCATCTTTCTGCCACATTTCCTGAATTTTGTCAAGATCCATTAAACAGAGGAAGTCAGTTGATATACAGTATACTTGAAAGTTGCCTGTGCTGTAAAGTAGTTCACGTCAGTTGATGTTGCATCAAAGTCCAATGAACTCAATGACACTGGAAACATATCTAAGAATTTTACCTTAGCAATACAATTAAAGTTGCTGTTGAGAATACGAAGGGTGCCATCAGCAAACTGTTCTTTCATATCTCTGATACCATCTTTATCAGTGGTAACATCGATGAACTGCTGTGGTGTTTCTGGAAATCCAAGTCCAGTAATCCATTCGTGAACAGTTCTGTAATTTTCCATATTTTCATCAACCAGAAACTGAATTGTCAGATCACCAAATTTCAGTTTGGTTTCTGGAATATCAATATCTTTCAAGTATGATGGTTGTGTAGCAGTTGCTAAACTAACCTCAGGAATCCTAGCAGTATTACAGTAAAAGTCAACCTTGGGATACTTACCTAAGTTGAACTTAAATCCAATACCAGAAAGAAAGTTTCTGTTACTAATTTGATTTGGCCAACTGCAATTACCAGATGGTGATGAACTATATGACATATTAGTCCTCTAAAATAGTGATGCCATTTGGCATTGTTATAATGCCACCACCACGATTTACACCAACTGCTGTAGTTGCTGCTTCTTGGGTGTCAAAAGATTCTCTTTCTTCATATACATTTGACCAATGACCGTTAGGAGTTCTATACATAACACCATCCGTTGGAACAGCATCAGATAGAAGACTAGTTTTTTTAATATACCAAGCCATGGTGAGTTTTATTTGTATTTAGATAAAAAAAGAGGGTCCGAAGACCCCCTTGAAGAATTATTGAACTCTTTCACATAAGTAACCATATTGTTTGGTCTGATCATCATATGCTTTGGTTGTTGTCCAACGTCTTCCTGAGTGTTTAAGACTAGGAGGAACATTTGGACGACCTTTTCCATCATCAACATCTTCTTTGGAAACATGCTTAAAAAAACAATCTCCAATTTGATATTCTGGATCACGCCATGGGTAAGTACATTGGCGACCACTGTGGGAGTTGTTTCCCAATTTCAAGATATGCTTTTTTTGATTGGAACGTATCCTTCTAAAAGGTGCGATTTGCTCTTCGATAAAATTCACGTTTAGTGCCTGGTTAATTGGATCAAAATTCACGACGTACCCGACAGTCGATAGGATAATTATATACTAAGTTTATAAACTCGTCAAGGCACAAAAAAAGAGGGTCCGAAGACCCCCGTGAAGAATGTGAATGCCCGAAGGCTGATATCACATAAGGTTAGCGACCTTAACGCGACGATAGTAGCGGTTAGCGTTCTTGGTAAGAGCGCCAGCGCCAACGTTGGTGCCTTCTGCGAATGGGTTAGCAACAATACCGTAGCGGGTCTTGAAGCCAATCTTAGGCTGGAAGGTGTCCTGACCGACGGCACGGACCATCTGGAGAGGAACGTATGGGCAGTAGAAGAGACCTGCGTCATAAGGCGAGGAACCCTTATAACCTGCAACGTAGTACTGGGAACCAGTGCTGTTAGGCAGGTTTGCAGAATAAGGATCGATGTAGACGCGATACTTACCTGCGAGAACACCAGCGAAGGTGTTACCAGTGTCATCAACGTTGAGGTTGCTGTTCAGAGCAGGGGTGTAATCAAGTACGCCTGCCATGGTCAGTGCGGAGGCAACGTCTGCGGAGCAGAGGATCATGTTGCCCTTTCCTCTACGAGTTCTTTGTGCGATTGCGTTTGCATCGCGCTCGATTTGGAAGATCAGACCCTTGAACTTCTCAACAGACCAGCGTCCGTTGGAGTCGGTGTCGAGGTCGAAGGTACCGCCGTTAGCAACGTTCTGTTGAGCACCAGACTCAGCGACGTTATAGATGGTACGGATGACTTCGCGGTTGATTTCAGCAAGAATCTCTGTGGAGAGAATGTTTGCCAATTCAGCCTCAGCATTCAGACCGTGGATTGCCTTGAGGTCTTGTGCCAGTTCCAGGGAGTATTCTGCTTTCAGAGCTCTGCTCTTAGCAGTAACGGTGACCTTCTCGATCGAGAATGCCATCTCGTTGAAGTGACCTGAGGTATCTCCAAGACCTTCAGCGTCGTCGGTACGCATACCCTGACCTACGTTGTAGGTAGATGCGGTTTGACCAGACTCAGGGTTGAGGAGACCTGGGTTGCTACCAGACTGTGCGGTAGTACCCATACCAACAGCAGCGTTAGTCATGCCGCTGGTTCTGTCGAATCCTGCGGACTGACCTGCGAATGCGGTATCTGCTTCGTTGAACAGTGCTTCTGTGCCGGTCTGATCGGTGTAACGGGAGCGCATCGCGAAGATGAGTCCAGTAGGACCAGACATAGGCTGAACGCCTGCGAGGTCATAAGCGACCAGGTTAGGCATTGCGCGTCTGATCAGGGAGATCAGAACAGGGTCGAAACCAGCAACTGGGGAAGAAGCATTAGCAGAGAAACCTGCATTAGCGCCAGTGTTGGTGTTTACGGTTGGAGCTTCGGAGAGGAACTCACGCTCTTCGCGAAGGGTTTGCTCTTGGTTCTCAAGGAGAACAGCGGTGACAGCTCTGCGGTGGGAATCCTTAATTGGATCCATTCCCTCATAGTCGAGAACGGGTGCCCACTTTTCCTGCAGAGCCTCTGTGTTAGGCATTTGCATTTTTCTGAAAAGTTAGTTTGAACGTTTATGATTTAAAAATCACTTTTTGGCAGCTCTGGAAAGAGTGTCCAAATAGGCTTGCATCATTGGGGATACTTCCTCGGAAATAACCTCATTGGTAGAAACCTCTTCGGAAAGATTCTCAGAGGTGCTTGGAGTGCTGGTTTGCTCTGGGAAGTAAGACTTCTTCAGAGTTACAAGCTTCTCACGATAGTCTGCTTCACTTTCAAACTCAACTTTTTCTACGAGAGAAGCAAGTTTGTCCTTTTGTGAGTGTGCAAGACCCTCAGCAACTTCTGCGAAAATTACATCAGAAGTGGACTCTGCTAATCTCTTGTTCAGAGCAACGTTATTAGCGATTTGCTCGTTGAGTTTAGACTCCATTTCATCTAGTTTATCTACCATGCTCTCAAGAACATCATATTTGTCTTCAGGGATAGTTACATAATGATCTTCAAAAAGTGCCTTCATTCCGTCAAGGAACGATTCGGTCACTTCTGCCTTGAGACCTTGCTCAACTGCGAGTGCATTCTCTTGGAACCACTCATCAGCAACGTACTCCAGATAGGAGTCAAGTCTCTCGGTCAGTTCTTCTTTGATTGCAACAACTTCTTCAACAAGTGCTTCCTGATATGCTTCGGTCAGTGACTCTTGCATTTCAGTGACTTTTGAAGTAACTGCTGCTTCGAAGATGGTGCGTGCTTTATCTTGGAATTCTTCGGAGAGTTCTTCGCCCTCAAACAGTGCTTGAACATCTGCTTCGATGTCAATACCTGCTTCCTCTTCTTCGACAAGCTCTTCTTCGGTTTCTTCCGCTTCGGCAACAACTTCGTCAGCTGCTACTTCCTCTTCGGAAACAACCTCTTC